TTACGAATCCTACGCTTATTTGTACTGGTTAATTTTCTTATGTATTTCCTATTTTTTGTGACATAATGATGAAATCCTGTAAATAAAACTCCGTTTTTAAATGGCATAATTTGCGTTTTACCATTCAGCGATAATCCAAGGCTTGTAACAAATCGCTGGATACACTCAAGACACCAGTTAAGATAGTCTTTGCTCTGTGCTATCAAATAAAAATCGTCCATATATCTGCCATATAGTTCCACTCCTAACTCGCCTGTTACAAAATGGTCTAATCCATTCAGCATAAGTAATGCATATACTTGCGCTACTTGATTGCCAAGTGGAAGTCCCAAACCGTCAGTGCTGTCAATGTATAGATGATTCATCCACACTGTATACTCATCATTGAAATAGTAATCAACTATGTCTTTCAGAATATCGTGGTTTATTTGATAGAAAAACTTCGTAATATCGCATTTCAAAATCCAACCGTCAAGCCCATGCTGTTTGTAAAATTCAAGCATTTGCTCTTTCAAACAGTCCATTCCAAAATGTGTGCCTTTTCCTGTTTGCCCGGCATAATTTGTTCTGACAAATTCATCAGATAACTGCTTGTGCAACACGTTATCGCACAAGCAATGCTGTACTACTTTATCTTTAAAAGAACACGATTTAATCACTCTCTCTTTTGGCTCATATACTTTAAACTCATTGTAAGAACTCATCTTGTATGTCTGATTTTCAAGTTGTTCTTTTAACATATGTAGTCCCTCAAGGTTCATCGCTTGAAACTTAGCACTGCTGCCATTGAATTTTTTACCTGCTTTAGCCTTTCTGTAAGCCTTATACAGATTTTCATAATCACAAATAATTTTTTTATCCATAGTAATAACTCCTTTGTATTTATCTTTTTAAGAAAGGTCACGCACTTTTTTGTATCTATTACTGATTTCGGCTTATTGCCTACTCTTACTGTCTGTGTGATACAGAATGGGCGAACACCGTTGTTGTTGTTACAATTGTTGTTGTTGATGTAGCCGGACGGCGAAACAACGGTTTAAACAGTGCGTAACCTATAATATTTTATCTTCCTCTGTCTTTGGTTCTCCAAGCAATCGCCATATGTTTAATGTCAGAAACCATCTTAGACCAGTATTCCATACTCTTAATATTGATGATATTCAGCTTCATTGATAACTCAATATAAAATAGCAATTCATCGCAATGTGTTATTGCTTTGGTCTGCAACTCTGACCGTTCTCTGCGATATAATTTCAAGTCTGTCCGATTGGCTTCATACAGGTATTCATAGATTTCTAATGCCTTATTCTGCATTTTATCTATCAATGAAAATCTGTATTTTTTCGGGTATCGGTTACAATTTGAAGTTATTCGCAAAGTATGTTCTGCCAGTTCTTTTGCTTTTAAAATAACTTTTAAATCCGTTTCTGCCATTTACTAGTCCTCTGATTCAAAGATTGCAGATGAAAAGATACAAAATGGGCGAACACCGAGGTCGTTGAGACAAAGGTTGTTGTAGATGCAGCCGGACGGCGAAACAACGGTCGTTTCCACTTCATAGCTGTTGGATTTTGTTGACCATGGTGTACAAGTCCACCACCAATAACCGGCATTTGGAATCAACTTTCTGTATTTTCGATATTCATCTACTGTCAATAACGAAACCATATCCTCACACTCACCGTATTCAGTCTGGCCATCAAGCGATAGCAAGTTTCGATTAAACGAAATAATATTTTCTTTACCGATTTCTCCCGCAATTTTTTCTAAAAACACATTATCAAGATACTCTTTCAAGCCGCTGTTGCTCCAATTATTTGTTTTGTTAGCAAATGGCATTGAATCTTCCAGCTTATCAGCAAGACACATATATCCTTTATCTGTAATATCAAGGATTGTCCATGTGAGCCCCGCAAGTTTAAATGTATCTCCTGCGCTTAATCCGGCTGGAATCTTTCTTGTTTTTTCAACTGCTTTTAAAACAGCAACTTCATTTCTTAATTCATTAATCTGCTCTTGTAAACTTTTCATTGTCAATGTCATAATCAATCATTCTCCTTTTGATACAAAGATATTAGATTTTAAGATACAAAAAGGGCGAACACCGCCGCTGCCGTCACAGCGGTTGCCGTCGTGGATAAGGCCGGACGGCGAAACGACGGTAATTGTACGCTTCCAACCCCTGTCAGCCGTAGACCAAGGCGTACAAGTCCACCACCAATCGTCTAAATCTTTATTAACAAGCAAGTTGTTATACTTTCTTGCTTCGTCAAACGTTATCGGTCTTACCTTGCAATAACAAGGATTAAACTCACCTTGCATATCAACAGATGTTAAGCTAACCGCCTGTTTAATAATGTTGCCTGCTCCAATCTCTGATTCAATGACCGGTTGGATGTTTTCTTCAATAACTCTTTTAAGATTAGATTTGTTGTAATCTCTTGTATTGCTGTCAAAAACAATAC